TCATATTGGATATGCTCCTTCATGTCATCCCAATCTTCAGGAGAAATTACTCCCTTGAGTATGAGTTGCGTCTTGAGAATGTCGTGAAAAAGTTCTCCAAACCTTTTACGCATTCTTCCAATGAACTTTGTAAACTTAAGTTCGTCACGGAGGACTTCAGTGGTTTTACCGAGGTTGAATCCTTTGTTATCGTCTGTGAGCCTTGAAGGAGGAAGATTGAGAGAATTATAAAGCTTCTTTTTAAAATACTCAACATCCTTGAGTTCTCCTAGATTTTGTCCACCAGGCAAGGTGGTGATCTCAGTTCCACGACCACCCTCTCTACGAGGTAACCAAAAATCCTCAAGCATACTCATGTGCTTTTTGTCATCTCTAATCTCACCAGTACTTGCATCGTAAACTAACTTGTTACGATAACGTGCCATTACATCACGCAAGTATTGTTCTGCTTTTACCTTTGGTAGATTTCCTACATCAATGTAGAATATTCTACGCTCAGGAGCACGAGATAATCTGTAGATTACAAGGGCATCTTCAATCATGCGAAGCTGATTAAGAGACTTAATCGCTTTATGCATGAAACTGAGATGCATTCTCTTATTTAAATCTTGTAGACCAGAAGAACAGAAAGCAACTGAATCAACTGCCATCTTAATTCCTTGGGAGTTAGACATATCTCCCACTGGTCCCATTGCACCACCCCTTAGATATCCTCTTGGGTTGTACAAATAGTAATCAATGTAATTACCCCATTCATGTTCTAGTGCAGTACCTTGAACTGCTCTCTTGACATTGGGATCCATTCCTTCACCCATCTTGCCAAGTTTCTGTCTCACCTTACGCATCTTCATTGCATCTACATAACGCAATTCAACAATACCTTTCTTAGGTTCTTCTAAATCTATTACCTTATGATAAAAAATTCGTCCGTCAATATACCACGAACGAATAATTTCATGTGCTCTGTTATCAAAGTTAAGAAGTCTCTTAATATAATCAAACTCATCACGGACTTTCTTTTTAACTCCAGAACCAATATCTAAATTTTCTAAATTAATATCTACACAAGAGTCATTGTTATCACTAACAACAAACTCATTCACGATCTCGTCAACAGCAGAATCCACCTCTGGATGAAGAGCCATATCCCTATATCTACGGATTAGCTCGTACTCATTCCTTGCGGTGGCATCTGTGTCTACGTATGTCCCAAAGTAACCGCCAGCTGCAATAGAGACTGGTTCGTCAGCGAGAGGAGGTACTGGTGATTGACCTTTCTTCTCAGCTTTGCGGTTAATTTGGAAGCCAAATAATTGACCCATTACTAATTAAACGAATGTTTCCTACAGTTATTTAGGGGATCGCAATTCCGCTATCTCCAGCAGTAGTATCACTATCGTCACCAACTGTCCAGTAAGAATACTGGAATTCAACAGTGAATTCTTCAATCTGATCGTTGCTATCATAAGCAAGATCAATTGCAGATGTGCTTATAGGGAATGCATACCATAACTTGTATGATCTTAATTCTTCACCTGCTTGAGAATTATCTTTCTCTAATTGTCTTACAACTAATGAACGACCATACTCTGTAGGATCTATAATCTGAGAAGTATTCTCTTTATGTGAATTGATCTGGTTCAACCACTGCTCAAAGTATGAACGTGACTTCATCTCTTTGTCATTGATGAATGTCGCTGACCAGTTATCAAATGTTCTGTCTCCAGCAATCTTAACTGTTCTTCCTCTGAAAGGAACTTCAATTACACCAATATTTGATGCAGGAAGTACAGCAGATTTACACATGTATGATACTAGAGTTTGATCTGCCTCAACTGATCCAGGGAACGAGATGTCCACCTGAAACATATTGGGCCGAACACCCTGCTTTACTACCTGTAGAAAGCTTGATACGTTGCTTGTAATTGCCATTGTTTTTAATGTCCTCTTCTTATATATTTAACGAATTAGCGTCCAATGACTTCACTGAACGAAACACCAGTTCTAGTAGCAGTAAAGGTTACTGTTACGTAGTTGATGGAACGAGCAGGTTTAATAAAGAGTTCCGCAACAAATTCGTTACGGTCAATAACTGCTGGTGTGTTGTTAGATGTATCGCAAACAACCAAGAAATCAGTGATACCTTGCTGTGCAACGATGTCATTCAAATATGCATTGATATTTGAAAGGAACCCAGAACGAGTGACTTCATCATTCAATTCAAATAGAACTGACTTAGCAAGTTTCTCAACTCTTGCCTCAATGTTAAGGAAGAGACGGCGAACATTGATTCTATCAAATGCGGAAGGTGAAGCAAGAGCAGTCTTGTCTCCAAATAATATAGCACCTGATCCAGGGAAGGTAACGATTGGGTTAACTCTTGCCTGATATAGTTCGTCTCTGTCTGCCTTGTTAGGATTGTATGCTAACTTAACTACGTTACGAACTCCACCACGTGCTAGTCCAGCAGGTGAAATCCAATCAGCATTTGTTGTTGAAGTATTAACACATAGTCCAGCAACGTCACCATTACATGCAACGTAGCGATACTTGTCGTTAAAACGATCATACATGTACTTGTAACCACTATCTAAAACAGCATATGATGTTGATGTGATAGTGTTAAAGAAGTTAAGTGTATTTGTCTTCTGCTGTGCAGTAGTAAGAGCAGATCCACCTGATCCAACTTGATTACCTTTGAATGCAGAAACAAATGCTACACAATCTTTTCTTGCAGCAGCAATAGCAACTGCTTTCTGTGCCTTAGTCTTAGTATCTGCTTCTGCTCCCATTGATCCACCCATAAGAACAAAGTCAACCTCTGTTTCTTCTGTGTCTAGGAATAGGTCATATCCAGCAGTTACTTCACCAGCAGTATAAGCGTAGTCATCTGTACCACCACTTAGATCTGTTTCATTTCCACCAGATAGTTTGAAGTAGTCACCAGAAGCAAGAGCAGATGATGCAAGACCCCAGACCTTACCACCACCTGTACTATTTGGTTCAAACAAACTTCCAACATCAGCACCGTGGAAAATGTATTGTGCTTGATCGTTAATTATATCTTTATAATAAAGTGAACCACCTTCGGGGCTCTTAGCGTCAGATATTTTGGAGAGGAATGTAAATCTTTCTAGAACTGTATTAGCAGCACCTGAAACTTCTCCTGTTGTGTCAATAACAGCAACATGAACTTCATCATACTTGACACCTCTGTCAGTAGCATGTTGTGATGTACCAGGGCGAGGACCAATAGCAGATAGCTTTAATCCTGTAGTACCAATAGCAGTATTTGTATAAGCATCTTTAACTGCTGCTACATTAATATCAGCACCAGCATTACCAGCGTTGATTGTAGTACCTTCTATATTATCAGAGTCTGAAATTAGAACTGTTGGATCGTCAAGAACAACTGTAAGATCTAATCCACTTATTGCTTGAAGTTCAGCAGTCTTTGGTGAACCACCAACATTAAATGTAACTGTGTCTCCAGCAGAAGGAGGTGCAGAAGGTGCAGAAGCAAGTGTAATTACCTGGTCAGGACCACGATCAACTACAACAACCTTTACTCCATTACCCCATGTTCCAGCAGAACGTGCAGCGAATATCTTAGTGTTACCAACACCAGATGTCCATGCTGTGTCATTCTTAACAAGAACACCACCACCATTAGCAGCGTTTTGTACTCCACTAGAAGCACGTACTACAGCGAGTCTACCGCCATAACCTAAGAATTCTGATGCAACTAACCAGTCTTCAGCGTTAGCGTCTTTAGGTGTACCGAAAGTGCTGATGAATGATTTCTGATCTGATATGTTTACAATCTGATCAATCGGTCCTTTTTGAAATGAACTAACGATAGCAGCTGTAAGAGCTGAATCTCCTACTATAGTTGCGTTTGTTAGGTCACGTTCTCTAAGAACTACACCAGGCGAGACTTGACTTGCCATGTTTTTCTCCTCTGATAATTCCAAATTTATCTGTAAGTATTTAGAATTTCCAGAAAGTCAGCAATATAAAACCTTTAGGGGTATTACAATCCCCCCTAGTAATTCCACATATATTCTACGTCAACCTCAGAACTACCGTATTCCCAAAGGTTTCCTTCCCCATCTATAAATGTATCATCACCTAAACCATCATCAACAAACCCAAAAGGAGCCATGTCCTGCTCTATCTGATTTCTTTGTTCTTCATATATTCTTCTTCTAACATCTTGATCTGTCATCTCTTTAAAATAGTCCTGCATAACTAACCAGGAGAAGAGAACCATACACATTACTAGGTCATCATGATACCCATCATCTGCTTCCCAACATTGTTTTCTTTGAATGAATGTTGTAAGTTCTCTTAATATATCAAAGTCTTTAAATGTTAATTTATCATCTTCTATAATTGCTTTGAGGTTTGAGCATCCTTGTTTCTTAACTGTGATACTCATCTTAACACCTAACTGTGTCTTGTTACCTGAAAACCCTTGTCCCACAACCTGTCCAGCCCTACCACGCATAGCACACATGAGTACGTTAGGATACTCTAGATCATAGTTTAATGTTGCTGCTATACTATCTCCTATATCATTTACTTCAACTAAGATATAAGGAAATCTATATTCCTTTGCTACCCTTAAGATAACGGACGGAAACATAATAGGTTTAATTTCATTATCTCTGTACTTTGCCACGATTTGATACGGTAGTGTGGTAATATCAAACACGATGAAAGCACTGTAGTCGCCACCGATACCTCTGGCAACGTCCACAGTAATAATATATTCGTGACCTTCTTCAGATCTCTGGTATACGTCAAGTCCTGCATGGCTACTAAGTGGATCCTCAAATGGTATTGCTTGTAATTTAGATGGAGCGATAAGAGTATCAGCAGATCCAAGAAAGTCACACTCAAACTCTTGTGCGAACTGTCTCTTAGATGTGTTCTTTAATGTCTCTTCTTTCCATTTAGCATCTCTGCCTGGTACTTGTGACCAATGTACTTCATTCGTAACATATCCATTCTTACCATTCCTAGCATCTTCCCACATCTTATAGAAGTGGTTCATACCATTAGGAGTAGATATGATTATGACTTTCGTTGACTTACCAGAAGTAATAGTAGGATAAACAGAGGCAAAGAATTGCTCCGCAACATGGTTTGGAACGAAGGCGAACTCGTCAAGGAAGAGGATGTTAAACGACATGCCTCGGACAGCACTTGCAGACGTAGAAGCAGCCAGTATCTTTGATCCATTTTCTAACTCCACATTACCTTTGTTCCATACGAGTATACCATGCTGCATCCACTTAGGTAAGTTCTCATATGCTAATTGTAGTCTACCTAAGAGTTCCCTTGCAGTACTAGCCTTGTTAGCAAGTATCCCAATGTTAACGCTATCATTGAAGATAGCATAGTGAAGTAGATACGCCACCACAGTGGTACTCTTACCAGTCTGTCTAGGAAGTTTAGCAATGTTAAATCTATTTTCATGGAAGTCCATTAAGATTTCCTTTTGGAAACCATACATTGTAAAAGGAACTAAACCTTCATCCAGTGATATAATCTGCATGTAGTTACATGCAAAGTAGAGTGGATCGCTTTTGCATTTGATCCACTCTTCAACTTGCTTCTTTGTAAATTGTATCTCAGTACCAGCCTTCTTTAGGTTGGGATTACCTAGATAAACTTCAGATGTTACTGCCATTAGTAAATGATTCTCTTGTCAGAATAAGGAGATTGAACTATACTCTGTCTTGATTTCTCCTCTTCGGGTTCTTGTTTACCAAAATATTTATGACGATGCTTAGGAACATCAAAGTACTCACATTCAAAATAATTAAAATTAATTACAAGTCTCCTCTTTTCATCAGTGCAACTAGTTCCACTATGTTCCATATCTGAAGGAAATGTTACTATACGATTAGCAACACTTTCTACTTTAGTACCATCTCCAAATAATGTATATCCATTATTAGTATTGAGAAAAAATACAGCAGTTCTACATTTAAATACAGTATCAGTATGTAAACCATGCTCTTGTATTTTTTCAGTCGCAGGATTCAGATTTGCTTTAATACTAAACAATCCTACCATATCCAATTCTGGATGAGTGACAATCGGATACAAGAATTCAAACGCTTGCGATTGTGGAGAAAAATCCTTATAGATGTTAAGAACAAATTGATAATTGTACTTAGGATCGCATCTAAGATCTTCTTCTCCTATTATATAATCACCATATACCCAAGGAACTTCAGTACTCATAAATTGGTCTTGAAGTTGTTTGAAATACTGTTCATCTAATAGATTGTCAATTACCCTTACATTTGGATTAGACATAATAATTAATTATAAAGTTCCGTGTGATCTCCTTACTGCACGTAGGTCTTCAAAATTCTTTTGTTTAGTACCACCATCATATGCCCATGCATATCCTTCGGTGATCATTTGTTCGTTCAATGAAAACTCATCATCGCCAATATAGAGCCAACCAAGAAGCCTACCATACTTCCCAACGCCACCCTTAAGTTCTGTTCTAATAGTAAGTTCTTCATCACCTTTAATAGTCTCGTTCAACTTCTCCTTCATCCAGTTCGTTGCGTCTATCCCAAGGATCTTCTCTTCTTTGTCCCTCGTTCTCTTCTCTGGGGTGTCCACACCTGCAATCCTGACTCTCTCTTTCTTGGTTAGGGAGAATCCTAGATCCAGAGTCACGTCTATCGTGTCTCCATCCACTACCTTGTTGATCTTGGTCACTCGGAAGTTGTAACAACTCTTCCTGCTCGGTGGTATCATCGCACCCATAACTTTCTTCCTCATGCATTATCAATGCACTATTTAGGGTCTCATCAATAGGGATACGTTCTTGCTCTGATTTCCAGTCCCTTACATCTTGTACCCACTGACCTGCATTAAATGATTTATCAGTAACTCCTGCTTCTGCCTTTGGAGCAAAATAACCTGCACCAATAAAGGTACAGGCTATAACTCCTAAAAGACTAACGGATGCAACTACCTTCTCGTTCGCACGAACTCTAAGGGTTAGCTCCTTCGTGTGGTTCATCATATGATCCACCTTCGCTTCCAAGACTGCTATCTTGGTCTCCATGCTCTGTTCCGTCATTTGGATACCACGTATCATACATGAATATGTAGTATATACTAACACCAACTGCTACTAAAAGTAAAGCCAGCATTATATTTATTGACCATACTACATCACTCATTGGAACCAACTCACATCCAAATATGAATCCCCATCACCCCATGAACCTAATGGAACAGTATTAAATGCAAGAGAACATCTTTCTGTATCAATATTGTTTGATAATACTTGATGCATAATATAACTTGGGAACATTACTAATAAATTAGGCTCTGGTTTAACTCTTAATGCCAAAGCATTTATATTATTATACTGTTCAATATCATTATCCTGAAAAGCAAAATCAAATGCAGTGGAGTTGGGATTCGCAAATGTTATTTCACCAGTTCCTTCAGGATATTCTTCCTGATAATAATATACACAACTCCAAAAACTATTTTTATGTCTATGATGTTGAGATCCTTCTCCTTTCTTATTTAAAGTAATCCAAGATGTAGTTATTGCATAATCTCTCTTCTTATATCCAAGTATTTCTTCAGTAGCAGAAGTAAAATTGTTTAATAAAATTTCTTTAGTTTTTGGATAATCTTCTAATACTCTTAAACTTGGTGCTTTTCTGAATGTATCTATTTTGCCTGTATCTGTATCATGTTTATAACTAGTAACAAAATTATCATGTCCCAATAATTCACTAGTATCATCTTCCACATACACCTGAATAACAGGTGAAGGGAATGCATGAATAACATTATATTTCATATTTAATCTCGTTGTCTCCAGTCATCAGACCTTTCCTGATGAAACCATTCTACCACATCTTCGGGAGATCCGAAACCCCCCCCCTATGATTTAAGCATATGCTTCGGCAGCCAGTCTTACTGATAAACTTAAAGATACTGCCATTATGGTGAGTCGGCTCATCCACCACATTATTTCATGCTTCATAATTAGTGACCCATTGGGATGCCAGATGCCATAAGACGAGAAATGTTATCAATCTCTTCGTTCTTACAGTAGTCAACAAAATGAGGATGATCCTTTAGACAGGATACATCCTCTTTACAGTGTTCTATTGCATCGTATGCACTCATAGCATACTCGCATATTTCGTATTTCTTTTGTGCTAAGTCGTGATAACCGACAGTATAATGTCTTTGTTGCGTTAGGGGCATGATTCTTTCAATCCCATACTACATTACTAATTATACATCATTTATACCTCACTAGGTATAATTATCATTGATCGTACACATACCATCCTGTTGAAATATATTTTGTCTGTGTATTACTAACAACTCCACGATGAGTATGAGTCCAAAACGCAGGAGATATAACAAGTCTTCCTTCTACAGCATCAATAGTTCTATCATAATTTGTAAAATAAGTGCCACCATCATCAGTAACTGTATTAAAATATATCATCCATGATAACATTCTGAGTAAAACTTCACTATTGTGTCCACCATTCTCACAATGTTCACCAAAATATCCTTCTTTTGGGTTATATTTTTGTATATTATATTCATAAAATCCATTCCAAAGACGTATCAATTCCAATTCACGATTATCTTTGATGTATAAAGGTGTGTATTTACTTAATGATTTAAATATAATTTTGTTTATTATGTGTTTTTCATTTCGGAAATCACAAGTCAATTGCGAACAATTTTTCACCGATAAATTTAACTCCCCTTGCCCTATACACCCCTTAGACTGATATCTACCAGTAGTACCATCATAATCTTTATTATTAGAAATATCATCAAACAAGTTTATGATAAACTTACAATCATCTGAACTAACTGCATTATCATAAACACCAATAAAGTCATTCATTATTTTTTGTGGGTAAATTGAATATGAATACCCATGTAATAGCTAAAACCATTATAAGGAATAATCTAATATTTTCACCGTTAACTACTATCATCTTACTGCTGGAACTAGGGATCCACCGTCATCATCGTCATCGTCATCATCCAATTCCTCTATCCTATCTTTCAATGATTGTTGTAACATTCCATCCACTACCTTATTATTAAACTCATCATCAGGTGTAAACTTAACTACCAACAATTCATCACCAGGTTGAATCTCTGTCATCTCTGGGTGAGGTGGTCTTGTTACTGTTCTACTACTCTCAACAAATTTACCTGAACCAAGATCTGATGCAGCACTCCATCCCCTTGCAATTAAACGTACAGCAAGTATCAATAATATTATCCAACTTGTTACAAAAAGTATCGCCATTTACCATTGTTTGTTAATCTTATTTAGAACTGATTGTGATAAATCATTCTCAATAATAACCTTTGTTTTCTCTGCAATCTGATCAACGATATTAACATCAAGACCTGCGAATGGTGGAATGATACCAAGTATGCGAAGTAATCCATCTACGAATAAAGCAAGAGTAGTAAACCCAAGAATCATACTAATGATAGTAGCATCTCTATTATGCTTACGCATGGATGCTTCATCAATTGCACGAGCTTCTGCAAGAGCATCAGCTATCATCTGATCCACTTCATCCTTAGTATAAAAGTTACCCAGTATAGGTATGTCGTGCTTGTCCATGTTGCTTGTAGTAGGCTTTGTAATAAGAGACGAGGCCATTTGTAGTTACTTGTTGTTTACACCATTCATCGGCACAGGCATAGATTGCCCTATTATTTCTTTCGCCACCAAACTCTTTGAGCAATATTAGTAATGCTCTTTCTCTAACTTTGAGTTCTTCTTCTGTTAGTTCACTCATGTGTGATTGCACAGTGACCTTGTTCACATAATCTCTCCAATTTTTCTATCAGATGTGTGTACTCATCCCACATATACTCAGAACCAGTTTGATCCTTGTATGTGTTACAAGCAGTGATGAGACGGGCTACGTCTCCTTCGTTTAATCTCATAGTGTTCATACCGTTACATTATAATTATAACGATTCTGTCAAGTAGTCTAACAGAAATGTCAGGGTTTGTCAATTAACTAACAAATCCATCCACATGTCTTATATTAAGAGACATTACATATCTTCCTTCATCAACCAGATTTGGTTGCGTTCTATGCAGCAACCAACCTGGAAAAAAGAGAACATCATTAGTTTTTACATCAATGGTAGCCCAATCACATCCTTTAGGTTTGGGTTTTCTTTCATGGTTTATCTTAGTCGTGATCTGGTTAATAAACAATTCGTTTTCCGATATGTTATTGTAATAATTGTTTACTTCAGATTCGGATGTATCGTACATTAATAAAGGATTCTTTATTTGAAGACCGCCAGAATTATCAGGAACTTTTAAGTAACAAACACAAGCAATATCAATTCCATGATGCATATGCTCTTCCGTATAACCATTTTTATAATGAACATTAATCCATGATCTCTCAACAAATTTTGGTGGAGATTGATTGTAACCTCTCCAATCCATTATAGTTTCCAGACAATCACCAAGAAATTTATCAAATAATCCAAATTCTGGCCACGTATGTGGGAATACATTATGCAAGTTATTAGATAAAACAACACTAGTTATACCACCATCTTTTTCAGGTGTTGTAAGTCTGTTTTCAGTAATAACTCGTTTTGATTCTATAAGATGAGAATCTACTTTATCTTTAAATGTATCAAATTCAAAATCAAATCTACGTTTGTAGATGTATGGGAATGGATTTATATATTCCCAACGATCACCATTATAATCTGTATTCATATTTACCGTTTTCCACCATTCATTTGTTTGTCAATCTATGCAGATACTGATGTATTGCTTGAGTTCCTTCTTTGATACGCAGCAGGTGTTCTAGTACTATTGTTACTTGCTCTTGCCTGAAATGTACCAGGCGTTCTTGTTGAATTATCAGACTTCCTTGCTTGGAAATCATCATTCCAATTCTTAAATGTCTTAGTAGCCCATCCCTCATTACCTGAGAAATGATTTACTGTTGCACTTCCTGGTTGTGGATTCTCCGCAACATTACTTTCGTTATATCTTGTGTATGCCATTTTACCATTTACTAATTGGACATTGTTGATTATCTAGTCTCACTTTAACATATAATACACAGTGACATTTCTGACACATACCATATTTTTTATATTCACATTCATTACATATTGATTCTCTTTGTTTAACTAATACAGGATTACTAAACTCAATAGACTTCACCGTTTTCCACCATTCATTTGCTTGAGCATCTTCTGTAGCTCTGATGTACTACCTACAAACATAGCATTGTTTGTAACCTTACTTGGACCTTTCTTCTCTTCATCTAGATCCTTAACTTTCTTCTGTAGATCCATGAGTTTATCAGTCATGTCTGCTACCTGCTTCATGGCGTTTG